TCAGCCGGTCACGTTCTCGAGGTTCACGACTCGAGACGGACGCCAGCCAGACCACGGGTTTATGTCAGCAGCGGGCTCACCAGTCACCGACCAGGTCTGGTCACCCTTGCGAATGCGGTCACCGGCCTGCACGTCAGCGTCGGGGCTCTCCAGCACCAGCTGTTTCGTGGTGATGATCTGCGCGCGCACAGGGTCGGATTGCTCCAGGCTCTGCTGCGAGGCGAAGAAGCCGTAGACCTCGAGCTCGTCAGGGTGCGCCCAGTCCATGCCGATGACCGTCTCGGGGTCGTACGGGTCGGTCAGGAGGCCGGCCCGCAGCCGGGTGAATACCTCTGCGCGCGGGAACCTCACGAGGCCCGCCTGCGGTAGTTGTTCAGCACGGTCTGCTCGAACAGGCTCAGCCCCTCGAACACCGTCTGCCGGATCGACGCCCCGTTCACCGACTGGGTGATGATGCCCTGCGGGTTCTGGGTGAGCCTGGCGGTCGCTGAGACGATCACTGCCGCGATGCCGTCGGTGGGTTCGTCGAGCTGCGTTGCCTGGTTGCGGGTGAAGCCCCGACCGCGCGTGTACTCGCGGATCAGCTCGGCCACGATGGGCAGGTGCACTGCAGCTGCGGCTTTCAGCCGCTGGTCGTCGGGCTCGCCGAGGAACGCCGCCACCTGGTCTGCGGTCGGGGCTGCCATCAGGCCACCGTGATGCCGTCGAGGCGCACGATCGCCTCTGGGTTCAGCGGTGCGGCGTCGTAGCGTGCGGTCACGCGGATCGCCTGCTGGTCGTAGTCGCCGAACGTCTGATCGAGGATCTTCACGGCCGGTTCCTGGTCGCGGGCGACGGCGATCTGTGAGAAGTCGGCGAGCACGGCCTGCGTGGTCGGGTTCTCACCGGTGGTCTTCGGGATGCGGTCGGTCACGACGACTGGTGTGCCGAACAGTCGGAACACGCCGTCCTGCGTGGGGTCTGGCTGCAGCTGGTAGCGGTCCTGCTTGTCCTTGATCTTGCGCAGGGCGACGAACGTCTCGGGCCGCACGAACCATTTGGCGGCGGCAGTGTTCACGTTCGCTGCGAGGAGCTTGCCCCAGGCGTCGAGCAGCACGTCGAAGCCGATCGCGCCGACGCTGTCGATCTCCTGGACGTCTTCGTAGTTGAGCAGGCCGATCGGGGTGGTGCGATGACCGCCCACGACGTCACCGGTGCCGGCGAACAGCTGGTGGTCGAGCTTCGCAGCCACGTCCTTCACGAGGCGATCCTTGAGGATCGAGTCGAGGGAGAGCAGCGACTGGCGCGCCAGTTCGTTCGAGTACCGTGTCAGCGTCTTCAGGCTCTTGATGGTCGAGGGCAGCAGGATCAGTTCGCCGAAGTCGACGTCGACCTCGTCGATCTGTTCGTTCTCACCGTGCCAGCTCGGGTCGGTGGTGCCGGTGAGCTTCGGGATGCGGATCTGGTTGCCGCCTGCAGTGTCGAAGACACGAGGGCCGGAGGCGAGGAAGACGCTCGCGGCCTCGAGGGGCTCGACGAGGATCTTCTGAACCTGCTCAGCGGTCAGCTCTGGGTGAAGGGTGGTGGATCCAGCCATGATGATTGTCCTAACGGTCTGAAGTGCGCAGTAGTGCGCGAATGGTGATGTGTCAGATACGTCAGGACGCCAGGCCCTCAAACGAGAATACCCACCGGGGTATCAATATGATACCACCACGGCGGGCATCAGGTGCGAGATCTCTCGCAGGTGAGTCAGGCGTAGCCGCGCACCTGACCAGGCTTCGGGTCTTCGCCCGGCCCCCACCAGTCCTGCACCTTCTCGCCAAGGCCTTCTTCGGGGTCGTCATAGTAGTGCGCGACTTTCTCCGGGTCGAGCTTGGCCGTGCAGACGAGGAACTGCAAGTCTCGCCCGATCGCGTCTATCTTCGACTCGATTCTCTTCTGGTTGCGCAGCACCACGCGCAGATCATCCTCAACGTCACTCATGGTTATGCTCCTCTCTTCAGCAGCCCGGATAGGCTGACACTATCTGCACCCGCTGACACGCCCTGCCCGATGCTGCCCTGGGGCTTGCGTGACGCGAGGTGCGGCTTCTTCTCCAGCAGCGCGTCGATAGCTGCCGTGAGCGCGTCCGGGTCGGCCAGGAGGGCCTCGTCGAACGGCAGGTCTGTGGGGTCTTGCAGACGCCCCGTGGCGGCCACCAGAGCCTCCTGCAGGCGTTGGGCGATCTCGTCACGGTCTTTGGCCTTGTCGCGGTAGCCGGCGGCTTCCTTGCGGAGATCCTCGACGTAGGCTCGCGGGAACGTATCAGGCTCTGTGCCCTCATCTGAAATGAGGGCATCGTCGGTGGGATGGTGATCGGCCACCTCATCGGTGGGATCGGCAGCACCGACGTCAGGGGGTAGTGAATCGCCACCCCCTTGCGTGGGATACGCCTGGCGTACCTCATCCTGTTCAGGGGTACACACTTCTGCGCCCCCTTCATCTGGCTTGGTGATCTCGCTCATGCTGCGTTCCTTTCATCGTCAGGTGTTGTCGGTTGTGTCAGGGCAGCCTCGGCGAGGCGTGCCTGGTGGATCTTCTCGATCTGCGAGGGCGTGTACCCCATCGGATCGGCAAGCACCGCCTCAAGCGGCACACCGATGCCCTGGAGCTTCGCGGCCGCGTCAGCGACCTGCGCCGGCGTACGGGTGTCAGGGGCCGCCCAGATCGTCTCGTAGTCGACCACTGCCGCGCCCTGCACCTTGCGGATCAGATCGGCGACCTTCGCCCATGAGCGGCCGAACGTGCGCTGCCTGCCGATAACCTTCGCCACCAGTGACGCCTCAGCCGACCGGATCGAGTCAGCCGACGGCGGCTGGTCACCGTTCAAGCCGAGATAGTGCGGCGGCAGACCGGAGATCGCACCGATCTGCTGCGTGATCGTGGCGACCAGCTGCGTGTACGACGACAGGCTCGCCGGGTCGAACTGCCCGAACTTCGTATCGGGCGACTCAGACTGCCAGACACGGTTCTGCTCGTTGCTGAACGGGTTGATCGGGTTGCCGTCCTCGTCTTCGGCGATCTCCAGCCCCGTCACCCAGCGGCGTGGCCGGGCGAAGTACTCGGAAGACACCATCGAATCGGACATGATCTTGTTCAAGGCGTCGGCGAGATCCAGAATGTCGGCCATCTCCGAGACGCCCTCGAGATCCAGCAGCCGAGTCTTGTTCGTGATCTGCACCACGGGCGGCTCGCCCAGCGGGTTCGGGATGCGCTCCACGACCTGCAGCGAATACTCCTTGCCGCGCAGCCTGGTAATCGTGTCGGCCGCGTACAGCACCGCGTTCGTGGTGACGCCGTCGTCTTCCTTCCAGAGCTTCAGAGCGGCCTGCAGCCGCCCCGTGGCCGGGTCGTGGATCGCGGTCACCTGCTGCGGGCTCTCCACCGTCACCAGCGGGTCACCAGCGTCGTCTACCCAGACGATCACGTAACTGCGGCCGTAGGTCAGCGCGTCGACGTGCGCCAGATGCGCCTGCTCCTCGAGATCGTTCGCCTGCCAGACGCGCCAGAGATCCTTGTCTGCCTCGTCAGAGCCGAACGCTTGGAAACCCGCCACCTGCAGGCGCTCCGCGATCGACGTCACCGCCAGCTTCGGGAAGTTCACCCCCAGCGTGCGCAGACGGTTGCCCAGAGCCGCCTTCGAGTCCGGCGACAGGAACGCCTGCGGCTGCCGGCCCGCATAGTACATATCGAGCTGTGCCAGCCCTCCCTGGGCTGCCTGCAGCTTCTCTCTCAACTTCTCCAGCGTGGTCACCATGCAGCAACCCTCCGTTTCTTCTTCTTGCTATGGAATTGCGCTCGGTCGAACGCGATGACCGCCGTCACAGCGGCGTCGATCTTGCGTGGGCTGTTGCGTTTGTCCTTGCGGATGATCGCGCCCACAGCGGTCTGCTCGGCGACGACATGGCCCATGTGAGCCGACAGTGTGCGGTCGCCGTCGTGGTGTATCAGGCCGTCCATCACAGCCGCGTAGAAGCGGTCAGAGGCCGGTGCCATACGTGCCTTGTACGCGGTGTTGTACTCAATGACGTGCCGCTCGCCGAACTTCTTCGCCCAGTCCTCCAGCTCTGAACGCCAGCCCCACGGGTCAGCGGCCAGCTCCACCACGTCGTAGCGTTCGAAGCACTCCGCAACCGTCTCCGTCACCTCATGGCGAGGAACACGCCAACCCGGATCGTTCGGGTTCGACCAGACCGCGATCGGCGCCACGAAACCATCCATCGTGCACGCCACCAGCGCGGTCGAATCACCAGACGCCGAACCATCGAAACCCAGAGTGATCTTCTCCCCTGGCTGCAGCTGCCGATCGACCGCCAGCTTGTCCCACACCCCGAACGGCAGCCACGTGTCAGCAGCACCAACCCACTGCCCCAGCCGGTACCGTCTGAAAGCGGCCTCGCGCATCGTCTTCGCCACCGACAACAGACCATCAGCGGTCAAGAAGTCACCCAGCGCCGGGTTCGCCTTCGCCCACTGGTCATGGTCGAGAATGTCGCACCCGGTATCAGCCGCGAACTCCCTGAAGTAGAACTGCGGATCATCGCCCTTGCGGCCGTGCTGCACCAGCTCCCACATCACCGACTCCTGCGAATCAGACGGCGTCGAAATCGCCAACGTCAGAGACTGCGGGCGCTTACCAGCCACCGACGTGGCCGCCTCCCAGTCCTCAGTCGAGACCGTGTGCAACTCATCCACGATCAGCAACGACGGGTCATAGCCCTGCAACGCAGCAACCGTCGACGCCGCCGTGACCATCTCCCCACCGGTGTGCGGAACCTTGATCGAATGCTGCAGCAGATGAGCACGCGCGGCCAACTCCGGCGACAACTCGATCATGCGCTGCGCGATCTTCAACGTATGCCGAGCCACCTGCTCCGTACCCGCAGCGACCATCACCTGCGGGCTCACCGTCTCAGAAGCGAACAGCTCATACAGCGCCAGAACAGCCGCCAGCGTCGTCTTCCCATTGCCGCGAGGCAAAGACACCAGGCCAGTCCGAGGCCGGCCCCCACGGTACGGAAACAGCCCCTTCACGATCTCCACCTGCCACGGCCGCAACTTGAACGGCTCGCCAGCCCCCGCACCCTTCGGCACCACCACGAACTCCTGCGCGAACCGCACCAAACGACGCCAGCCAGGCCCCGGCCAGCCCGCAAAGTCCAGCGGATCAGCCGAGATCGCGCCCTTAGCGCCTGCCCTTGCCATGTCGCACCTCCTCACGAATGGTTGTATCTACAAATTGTGTAGATGAAGAAGCCTGCGCGCGGGGGGTGGTGGGGTCGGGGTCGAGGGTCATCCCCCCTGGGTAGCTGGCGGCACCGGTGCCGTGTCGTTGTTTCCAGTCGTCTCGGCCGTCGGCTTTGCCCTTCTTCGCGTTGCAGCTGCGGCAGAGCACGTCGACGTCTTCGAGTGTCCTTGCGGGCCAGTGCAGGTGGTCTGTTGTGAGGTCGTGGTGTGTTCCACAGTGGGAGCACCAGGGCTGCAGTTTGCGGGCTCGTTTAGATAGGCGTTGCCAGGCTGAGTCGTAGCCTCGTTGTTCTCGTGGTGCTTTGTCTCGGTGTCGTGCTGGTAGTTGGTGGTCTGAGCAGCGTGCGTGCTCGGTGGGTTCGCCACAGACTGCGCAGGTCTTCAACATGTTGTGCGCTCCTTGGCTTCGATCTTGTCGGCGGTGTCGTGCAGCAGGTCGGCGACGTAGCGTGCTTGGTCTGGTGTCATGTGCATGATCGTCGTGCCGACGTGCAGCATCACTCGCTTGCCCTTGATCGTCGTGAAGAATGGCGCGGCCTTCTTCGACTTCACGATGCGCTCCCATCCATCGGCTGATACTGTTCCTGCTCTTCCGGCCACGCTTTGTCGTACTGCTCCTGCGAGATCTGCTCACCGGTCTCAGCGTTCACGTAGGTGTTTGCGTGCAGTGGAACCACGTTGTCTGCATCTCTCTTTCGTCCTTGCCTGTCCTTGCCTTGCCTCGCCTCGCCTTGCCTAGGGGATTCCGCAGACATGTCACGTGACATGTCCCGTGACTCCTGTGCACGTTCTCTCGCACGCTGTCTCGCCTTGCGGTCACGATCGTTCGCCTTGCGTGAGAAGTAGGCCTCGAGCTCGGCTTTGCTGCTCTGCGTCTTGGCGAAGTCGATGATCTGCCACGAGTTGTCGTCGAGTTCTTCCCAGAGATCACTGATGACGAGCGTTCTGATGCTGGTCTGGTTGAAGCCCGGCACGAACATGAGGTCGGCTCGGGTGATCTTCCCGTCAGTCATGTTCGACACCGCCCAGGTCAGCGAGGTCACGAAGTCCCTGAAGCCCTCGGCAGGCAGAGCCATGACGCGTCGGTCCATGAGCCAGCGATCTGGAAATCTCGCATCTGCCATGGCGTGCCTCCTTTCTGGTACTGGTGGAGGGTGTCCATTGAGCGGACACCCTCCGGGGTTACTGCTGGGCGTTGAGGTGCAGTGCTTGCGCACCGGCGATGATGAACACGATGACTGCTGCGGTCTCGGCGATCGGGATGACGGCCACCACTCGGATGATGGTCAGGACGGCCAGGACGGCGACGAGGATCAGCAGGCGTCTCACTCGGCACCACCGCCTGCACGTTCAGCTGCGATAGCCCGGTACAGGTCGCCGATGGTGTTCGCCCCGTACTTGGCCATGAGTGCCTGGAGGTTCTGCACGCCTTGGCTGAGTTCGGCGCGTTCCTCGTCCGTGTACTTCTCGTCGATACGTTCGCGTGTCACAGTCCACCGCCTATGCCGTCGTGCTGGGGTTCGGCGCAGTAGTCCGTGGATCTGCGTACTCGAGTGGTCGGGGCGTCCTCTTGGTCGATGCGTTCGAGATGATCCGTGAGCGCGTCCACGAGGTTGTGCAGATCAGCGGTTGTCATCTCCCCGTCTCGATCATCATGGTGCACCCACGTGGTCATCTCACCCTTGTCAGTCACGACGCCAGTGCCAACGTGGAATGAGAGTGACTGCGACGTTTCGATACCGGTTCCACGGCCATACCAGAACACCACGGTGGCTTCACCACCAACGATGTCGAACGACACGTCGGCCTGCTCAGCCCAGGCCGGAAGGTCGCCGATCCATGGTTGCGTGGTGTCGAGTGGAGTCCAGACGTACTGCCGATATGCCTTGCGTAGCGCTGCGACTGGCGGCTCACCATCGGTGAAGCCCATGCCTGCATTCGTGAGCGCTTCCTCAAGCTCTGCACGCTCGAGGCTGTTAGGCCGGAAGTCGCCGTTCAGCTGCGCGTAGGCGCGACGCGCGCTCTTGAGCAGTGAACTGTAGTGTGCACTGATCTCTTCTGGCACGAGTTCGACACTGCGATATACTGTGGTCATTGGATTGTTGCCCTCTCTAGGTGTTTCGATCTCTGCCCCGGTTTTAGGTGTTGGCGCACCTGCTGCTCTTGCAGCGCCGGGGTTTTTCTCTGCCTCGTTAGTCATGCGGCCCCCTCGGCGGTGCCGTGACGTTCGGTGCTCTCCAGCCATTCCCAGACCTTCGATTCCCGGTACAGCACGCGCTTCGGTGACGGCTTCAGGAATGCCGGCCCCTGCCCCTTGAACCGCAGACCCGCCCAATAGTTCGGCGTGGTGCCCGGTACCAATTCACAGAGCGCTTTCGGTGTCAGTAGTCGGTCGTTCATATTCCCTCCAAGTGGACAGCCACTAGATTCTTTCCTAGTGGACGATCACTAGCATACATCTTTTCTGGTGAGCGGCAACTAGATTTCGCCTAGACTCGATTTATGACCACGAGAGACGACAAGATAGGCGCAAACTTGGCGCGTTTGCGCGGGAATGTATCGCAAGAAGGGCTTGCGAAAGCGATGCGAGATCGTGGGTATCGCTGGTCGCAGGCGACCGTATGGGCCATTGAAAAGGGAGAGCGCCCCCTGCGGCTATCCGAGGCCGAAGACGCGACAGCAATCTTGGGGAAGTCTGTGCAGGATCTCACAGCATCCGAAGCGATCGTCGCCCTCAAGTACGCGGCATCCGAGGTACGACGGCATCATGGCGCCGTGAGCGATGCCTTGCAACAGCTCTTTCAGGATGAACTGACTCTTGCTTCCGCTTTGGATGTCTACTTGCTGCACGACGAAGTGACTGAGGAAGAAGCTGAGAGGATCTATCGAGAAGCGACAGTGGTTACTCCATCCATGATCGCCTCATCCGAAGTCGACAAATTTCTTGATCTACTGCGCCACACGATGTCCGATGGCCAGAGACGAAAAGCTCCCTTCATCTACCGCAAACGCCTCTTGGGGGCCTACGAAATCGAAAAACACCTCCAAGAACGAACTGACGAGTACATTGCAAGCAAGCGCACCCCACACCACGACTAATGCCGATCTACTCCTACACCTTGACCGACGGCTCGAAACGGTACCGGGTCGTCTACCGCAAGCCGGATCATAAACAGCAGTCGAAGTACGGGTTCAAGCGCAAGGCTGACGCGGTGGCCTTCGAGGCGAGTGTCGTCGTGGACAAGGCCACGGGGAAGTTCATTCCGGTCGAGCGCGGCCGGATCACGATCGGGCAGCTCGGCCCCGACTGGTTGGCCGGCAAGAAGTATCTGAAGATCTCGGCGTACAAGCCGCTCGAATCGTCATGGCGTACGCATGTCGAACCGGTCTGGGGTGACGTGCGGCTGATGGATCTTGAGCACTCGGCGATACAGTCCTGGGTCTCTGAGCTGGCGTCCAGGCGGTCACCAACGGTCGTTCTGCGGGCCTTCGGTGTGCTGCATGGCATCATCACCACTGCGGTGCTCGACAAGCGGCTCAGCGCCGATCCTGCGGCCCGTGTGAGCCTGCCGAAGAAGATCAGACGCAAGCACGTCTATCTGACGCATGAGCAGGTCGGCGCGCTGGCCGCTGCTGGCGGTGAGCACACCCTGCTGCTGTTGGTGCTCGCCTACTGCGGGCTGCGCTGGGGCGAGGCTATCGCGCTGCGCCCGTCAGACGTGGACTTCGATCGTGGCCGCATCCAGGTGACTCGCAACGCGGTCGAGGTCGGCGCGAATATCTACGTCGGTTCACCAAAGACGTACGAGAATCGTTCGGTGCCGGTGCCTGCTGCGATCCTGCAGGCTATCCAGCGACGTGCCGAAGGCCTCGATGATGAGGCGCTACTCTTCCCGAACCGATGGGGCCACTTCCTGCGACGGCCTGGCACGAGCGCGAAGGATCGGTCTTGGTATAAGACGGCGCTTGCGAAGGCGGGCCTTCCGTCGATGACGATTCACGACCTGCGGCATACTGCGGCTAGCTTGGCGATCTCGGCCGGCGCGAACGTGAAGGCGGTGCAGCGGATGCTCGGGCACAGCTCGGCGGCGGTGACGCTCGATGTGTACGCCGACCTGTTCGATGACGACCTCGACGCCGTTTCTGATGCCATGAACGCGGCCATAATTTCCGCAAATGTTGTGCCCAGTGTTGTGGCGTCGCTTTCTGCGGGGAATGACGAAGGCCCTGCTCCCCAGTGA